TCCATACCACTATCATCAAGATATTTATTAAAAGATTTAGTTATATGTTCTATTATTTTTTTTGTTTTCATATTTAGTACCCTCTAAAATTGTCGTGGCATTATTGCCTTGACTTGGAAAAACAATAGCTAATATAAAAAGAGAATGCAATACTTTTTTTTATGTTGTATTAGTAGGGGTTTCAAGAGGGGTACTGTATAAAAATTGTACAGCTTGTAAAGATGAGACTAAATAACTGTATAAAAATTGTACAGCTTTTAAAGTTGTGTAGAAATTGTACAGCTTGTAAAGTTGTATAAAAATTGTACAGATTATAAATTGTATAAATTTTATACACTTTTCACGGGGCATAAACTAGACTTGTAAAGCTTGTAAAGTATGACACTTTTAACGGGGAGTATGACACTTTTCAAGCTTGTAAAGTCTTTAAAAGTTATACACAAGTTATCCACAGGCTATTCTTGACACACTTTAAAAGTGGATAAGCTGTTGATATCCTGTTGATAAGTTTTTAAAGTAGGGGGGCAGGATGCACAGGGGGGGTAGGGTGGTATATATATAAATCTTATACATTTCTAACCAATATCGATATAAACCAGTTGGGCTTTATAAAGCTTTAAAACTTTACAAACGCCATAACCTTTTATATACTTTACAACACAAATAAAGCTATAGTATTATATAACAAGTTATGAGGATTATAAAGAATATTTGTTAGATTTTAGTGGGGCTAGGGTAGGGCTTATGTATGTATTTAAACCGGGGGACGTTTTCAACTTTATTATACACTTACTTTTCAAATTTGTCAAGTCTTTTCTGAAAATACTTTAAATTACTTTAAAAAGCTTGACAAATGTCTAAATGTGCTATATAATAATACCATGAGCTACCTACCAGAAAAGAAACGTAATCTTACTGAGAAACAAGAAGCATTCTTGAATCACTTAGTAGATACTGGTGGGGACTTCAAAAAGTCAGCCGAACTTGCAGGGTATTCAGGCAATCACTATCAAATATTAAAAGCACTTAAAAACGAAGTAGTTGATTTAGCCAGTGACGTACTTGCAAGGGAAGCCCCTACTGCAGCATTCAAGCTTATAGAGGTTATGAAATCTGATAAGCCTGTTCCCCAAGCTAACAATAAGTTACAAGCTGCACAGACGATACTAGATAGGGCTGGTGTTGTTAAGACGGATAAGCTAGATGTTAATCATAATGTTAGCGGTGGTATCTTTATACTGCCAGAAAAACACACGATTGATATAGAAGCAGAGGACGCTACCTATGAAACTTTGGATAACTGAACACGTTAATGAAGATGGACCCGCTATTGGTCCATACATCAAAGCAGATACAGTTGCCCAAGCTAATAGAATAGCAATACAATATGGGTTGTTAGTTCTAGGAGAAATTCAAGAACTAGAACACGAAGTAGAATTAGAAAAGAAAGTAGTCCATTAGGACTAAGACAGGTACATTAAAATGGCTAAAGAAAAAGATAGTAGATTAAAACGAGCAGGAGTTTCTGGGTTTAACAAACCTAAGAGAACACCTAGTCATCCTAAGAAGTCACACATTGTTGTGGCTAAAGAAGGTGATAAGATAAAAACTATTAGGTTTGGTCAAAAAGGTGCTGAGACTGCTGGTAAACCTAAAGCAGGTGAATCAGCCAGAATGAAAGCAAAGAGAAAGTCTTTTAAAGCGAGACACGGTAAGAACATAAAGAAAGGTAAAATGTCAGCAGCCTATTGGGCTGATAAGGTTAAGTGGTAGAATAAAATGCCACAACTAGGTAGCAACGAGAAACCTGTCCTTATGTCTAGTAAAAAGAATAAGGGTAGACTTTACAAACCTTCAGACGGTGGTAAAGGTTCTGCACCTAGAGTTAATATACATTCTAAAATGTATAGAGACAACTGGGATTTAATTTTTAATAAAGGAGGTAAAGATGCCAACAAAGAAGAAAGCTAAATCAACCGTGAATAAAGCCGGTAACTATACGAAGCCGACTATGCGTAAGAGGCTTTTCAACAGCATTAAAGCCGGTACTAAAGGTGGTAAAGCCGGTCAATGGTCTGCTAGAAAAGCCCAGCTCCTTGCAAAACAATACAAAGCTAAAGGGGGAGGTTATAAGTAAAATGAAAAGGATTAAAGAATTTATGATTAAGATGATGAACGAACTAAACAAAATATATGCTAAACTATTTAAAAAATGTTTAACACCAGAAAAAAAGAATGTCACTAAAAGAAAGTCAAAGAAGTCTTAGAGCTTGGACAAAGCAAAAATGGCGTACCAAGAGTGGTAAGAAATCGTCAGAGACTGGGGAAAGGTATCTCCCAGAGAAGGCTATTAAGGCACTATCTTCTAAAGAATACGCAGAATCAAGCAGAAAAAAACGAGAAGACACCAAAAAAGGAAAACAACACAGTAAGCAACCAAAGAAAACTGCAAGAAAAACAAGAGCTTATAGAAAAATAGGTGGTCCAGCTTTAACTTATAATCAAAAGTATCATAAAGACACTATAGAACAAGGTAAGGTTATGATAAACGAAAAAGGACAACCAGTAACAGCTAGGGTTGACGGTCTTGAATATAATGATAAAATTTATAATGTTCCTTTTTACAATAGAAAAGGTGGTTTTTATTCTGAAGATGAAGCATTAGAAATTTATAAAGAAGACATTGAAAAAGGTTTAATAAAAGGATATGATAAAAAATTTGATGGACCTAACGAAAATCATCCAGCTAATGTAGCTGCTAGGTTAGAACATCAAATGATGGATATAGATGGAGAAAAAATATCTCCTGAGTCTATAGCTTATAATTTATTAAAAGTAAAATGAAAGAAGGATACATAAGAAGAGCTACATCAACTATACCTTTTGGATATGAGATGGATGATAAGTCTAGTTCTTTTTTAAAACCTATTGATGAAGAGTTAGAAGCTTTGCAGATTGCAGAGAACATGGTAGTCAACGAAGAGATATCACTTCAAGCTGCATGTGATTGGTTAGAATATAAAACAGACAGACGTATGTCTGCTCCGGGACTTAAAAAACACATAGATAAAAAGTATGGATTACGAAGCGAAAGATTGGGAACTGAACCCTCATCTTTACTTGCAAGATAACGAAGGTAATTTTGTAAAGAACAAAGATGGTACGCCTCGTAAGAAAGGTGGTAGACCTCCTAAAGATGCACAAGATGCAGCACGTAGGACTATTACTCGTAAACAAAAGAACATCAGAAAACTTGAAGAGAAGTTAAACAACGCTAAGAAATCATTCAAGAAACAAAAAACAACACTTGAAAAGCTGGACAATACTAAAGAAGGTGTTGTTACAGAAAGTGATTTAGATACATTACCTAAAGCTGTAAAAGAAGTACTTGATAATCATCATGTATTCTTCCACGCTAACGAAGGTCCACAAACAGACTTCCTTGCTGCTGGTGAGAAAGATGTGTTATATGGTGGAGCTGCTGGTGGTGGTAAATCATATGCCATGATTGTTGACCCACTAAGATACGCACATAGGTCTGCACACAGAGCATTGATACTTAGAAGGTCTATGCCAGAGCTTAGAGAGATGATTGATAAGTCTCGTGAACTATATCCACAAGCATTTCCCGGTGCTAAGTTCAGAGAAGTAGAAAAGCTTTGGAACTTTCCAAGCGGTGCAAAGGTTGAGTTTGGATTTTTGGAACGAGATGCAGACGTATACAGATATCAAGGACAAGCATATAGTTGGATAGGTTTTGATGAAATAACCCATCTACCTACAGAGTTTAGTTGGAACTATCTTGCTTCACGTCTTAGAACAACAGACAAAGAAATACAAACATACTTACGCTGTACTGCTAACCCCGGTGGTGTTGGTTCTAATTGGGTAAAGAAAAGATACATAGAACCAAACGAATCAAACAAATCATTCTTAGGTAAAGATGGATTAACACGTAAGTTTATTCCTGCTAAGTTAGCTGATAACCCATACCTTGCAGAAGATGGTATCTATGAGCAGATGCTTAAATCACTACCACCTATACAACGTAGACAACTACTTGAAGGTAATTGGGATGTAGCTGAAGGAGCTGCATTTGTAGAATTTAGTCCTGAAAATCATATTATTACACCATTTGAGCTACCAATACACTGGGAAAGAGTCAAAGCAGTTGACTATGGATATGCTGCAGAGTCTTGTTGTTTGTGGGGTATTATGGATATAAACGATAATACTTTAATAATTTATAGAGAATTATACAAAAAAGGCTTGACAGGAGAAGAATTAGGTGCTATAATAACAGATATGGAGACAGAAGACCCTTTTTCTGTGAATGGGGTTTTAGATACTGCAGCTTGGGCAAGAACAGGAACGACTGGTCCAACTGTAGGAGAAAGTTTAGTTAAGGCTGGTCATAAGTTAAGACGAGCAGATAAGAATAGAATACAAGGTAAGATACAAATACACGAGTATTTAAAGGTTAGAGAGAATGGTAGACCTAAGTTACAGATATTTAATACATGTCCTAACTTAATAAGAGAATTACAGTCTATACCATTATCTAAGATTAACCCTGAAGATGTAGATACAAAAGCTTCAGACCACGCATATGATGCATTACGTTATATGATAATGAGTAGACCAAGAATGGAAAGCCCATTAGAACGTATAAGAGGTTTAAAACGTGAAATGTATAGACCAGTAGATTCAACATTTGGATATTAAAAGTACATGGCAGAAGACAGAAATACATTTTTAAACGCTGATAGTATCTACGAAGAAGTTGAAGGAGAGTCTGGAGTACAGCTTACACTTGAAGAAGACCAACAAAGAAATCTTATTGGTATTATTAAAGGACGTTATGCTCAAGCTGAAGAAGCTAGACAAACTGATGAGACTCGTTGGTTAAAAGCATACGAGAACTATAGAGGTCTTTATGCTAAGAGTGTTAAGTTTAGAGAATCTGAAAAGTCTAGAGTCTTTGTAAAAGTTACAAAAACTAAAGTACTTGCAGCCTTTGGACAACTTGTAGATGTTATATTTGGTACAGGTAAATTTCCAATAGGAATTGCTGAAACTAAAATAGCAGAAGGTGAAACAAACTTTGCACACCTTGATACAGCTAATCCTACACCCGGTTTAGAAACTACAGAAGGTATGGAAATACCTGATGATATTGGTAATAGAATAGATAGCCCTTATGATGTTGGTTACGAAGGTGATGGTAGAACTTTAAAACCCGGTGCAACTTTCTATAATGGAATGTTTGAAGATAGTCTTGAAGACCAAGCTGAAGAAGCTGGTATTCTTAAAGATGGTACAAGTCCTGACCCACAGGCAATAGAAGTATCTCCTGCACAAAAAGCTGCAAGAAGAATGGAGAAACTTATCCATGACCAGATTGAAGAATCAAATGGAAACTCAGAATTAAGAAATGCTCTTTTAGAATCTGCTCTACTTGGTACAGGGATTGTAAAAGGACCATTTAACTTTAACAAGAAACTTCACAAGTGGGATAAAGATGAAGAAGGTAATAGAACTTATAACCCTTTAGAAGTTAGAGTACCTAGAATTGAGTTTGTTAGTTGTTGGGATTTTTATCCAGACCCTAACGCTACTAACATGGAAGAATGTGAATTTATTATTCACAGACATAAAATGAACAGAAGTCAATTAAGGCAGTTAAGAAATATGCCTTACTTTGATGATGATGCAATACGTAGTGCAATACAAATGGGTGCTAATTACGTAGAAAAAGATTTTGAAAGTCAGTTAAAAGACGATGCTAGAAGTGATGAAGATATAAGTAGCAGTTTTGAAGTCTTAGAATACTGGGGAATGATGGATGCAGAGTACGCAAGAGAAGTAGGAATCGACTTACCCGACAGTGTTGATGACTTAGATGAAGTACAAGTAAACATATGGACATGCGGTACTTACTTGTTAAGGGCTGTACTTAATCCCTTTACTCCATACAGAATACCATATAACGCTTTCCCATACGAAAGAAATCCATATAACTTCTTTGGTATTGGTGTAGCAGAGAATATGGATGATTCTCAACAGATTATGAACGGTCATGCAAGAATGGCTATAGATAACTTAGCAATGTCTGGTTCTCTAGTGTTTGATGTAGATGAGTCTGCTTTAGTAGGTGGACAATCAATGGAAATATATCCGGGTAAAGTCTTTAGAAGACAAGCTGGAATGCCGGGACAAGCTATACACGGACTAAAGTTTCCTAATACATCACAAGAAAACTTAATGATGTTTGATAAGTTTAGACAACTTGCAGATGAACAAACAGGTATACCTAGTTATTCACACGGTCAAACAGGTGTTCAAAGTATGACAAGGACTGCTTCTGGCATGTCTATGTTACTTGGAGCATCAAGTTTAAATATTAAAACAGTTATCAAAAACCTTGATGACTTTTTATTAAAGCCACTAGGGGAGTCTTACTTCCAGTGGAACATGCAATTCTTAGAAGATGAGTTGGATGTTAAAGGTGATTTAGAAGTTAAAGCTACTGGAACAAATAGCTTGATGCAAAAAGAAGTACGTAGTCAAAGACTTACTATGTTCTTACAAACTGCACAAAGTCCTGCTATTGCTCCATTTGTTAAGATTTCTAAACTCGTAAGTGAACTTGCCTACAGCTTAGACTTAGACCCTGATGAAATACTCAATGACCCTGAAGAAGCTGCAATCATGGCACAAATAATAGGAATGCAGAATGCTGGACAAACAAATGGCGAGGAAGCTCAACCCGGTGGTGAACAGCCCCCAATGGGAGGACCTCAAGGAGTACCTCAACAACCTCAAGAACTTGGAGCTACAGGCACTGGCGGTGGCAACATCGGAACAGGAAATGTACCGGTTGCAGGGGAGAGTGAGTTCTCTGGTACGGTTGGAGCAACTGGACAAGCAGGTTAGAGAAGCAATTAACAGGAAGGAAGAAGTATAATGTTACAAGACGACAGAAAAAAATATAACATGGGAAGCAATAAAAAAATTAATTTTGATGAATTATCAAAAGATAGACAACAATTAGAACTTGCTGGATTAACTGTTGCTATGGTAAATTCTGAAAGACCTGAATTAAAAAGAGAACAAGAACAATTTAAAAAAGCATTCGGTAAAGAAATATATAAAAGAGAAGTTAAAAAAATAAATGAAAGATTTGATGAATTAAGAGAACAATATAAACTTTCTGAAAAAGAAAATATGAATCAAAAATCTTTATTTAATAGAGCAGAAATGAAAGATGGTGGACCGGGCATAGAAGCTCTTAGAGAAGAAGCACCAGAAGTTGTTAAAGCAATGGGCTATAACGAAGGTGGTTCTGTAGATGACCAAATGTTAATGGTTATGACACCACCAATGGAATCTGAAATGGAATCAAAGATGCCTATGGAATCAGACGATGACATGGAAGATAACTATACAAGATTTATAATGGAAGAAGCATTAAGCGAAGAAGAAGAAGATATGCTAACTTCCAAACTAGAACAAGATGAGGAACTATCTATGTTATTTGATAAGATAATAGATGTTGCTCAAGAATTTGCTGGGTCTGGTCCTGTTGAAGGTCCGGGTTCAGGAGTCTCTGACAGTATACCCGCAAGGTTATCTGATGGAGAATTTGTCTTTACTGCAAAAGCTGTAGAAGAAATCGGAGAAGACAGTTTAATGTCTATGATGAAAGAAGCTGAAGCTGCTGCAGATGAAAGACAAGGTTTAGCTGAAGGTGGAATATTAGACCCTGAGAAAGAACCAGAAAGACAAATGAGTCAGACTGGTATACCTCAAGATGACCCCTCTGTTGATGAAGCATTGACAGAACGTGTTATCAGTGGCGATAAAAGATACATCCAAAGCTAAACAAACTAACGATAAAGCCACCCTATTAGCGTAGGCACTTTATCATTTTAATAACCGAAAGGCTACCTTTACAATACAAGCCCTCTAGTCGACATAGAGCTACCTTGTAAAACAAGCCCTGAGTAGGAGAATAGAAAATGACTAATACAGTCCAACAGGAAGAACAAGCGAATCCTTATAACGCAAAGAAAGATTACCACGTAGAAGATAAACCTTTTACCCCTGCTAATCAATTATATTTTGAAGAGCCTTCTGAAAAGAATAAACTCTTTGATAGTGATGACATTACTGAAGTTAAGTCTACAGATAATGTTAAAACAGAAAATCTGGATACTCCTTATAAGAAACCAGATTATAAAAAAAGATATGATGATTTAAAAAAGCATTACGATAGTAAGCTTAACGAGTTTAAATCTAGAGAACAAGAGTTAATTGAAGAGGCTACTAGTAATAGAACCGAATACAAAGCTCCTAAATCTCCAGAAGAACTAGAAGAGTTTAAAAATAATTATCCTGATGTTTATGAAGTCGTAGAAACCGTTGCTCATTTACAATCTGAGACTAAAGCAAAAGTTCTAGAAGAACGCCTTAGTAAACTCCAAGAACGTGAAAACAACTTAGTACGACAGAGTGCAGAGAAAAGATTAATGGAAAGACACCCTGATTTTGAAGATATCAGAAACAGCGATGACTTTCACGGTTGGGCAAAAGAACAGCCTAAGTCTATCCAAGACTGGATATACTCAAACGCTGACGATGCTGACCTAGCTTCACGTGCATTAGATTTGTTTAAAAAGGATTTTGGTATTGAACCTACTAAGACTAAGTCAAATTCTAAACAGACTAGAAAATCTGCTGCTGATATGGTTTCTACTAAAACACAAAGTATAGAAGCTAATCAACAAAAGGTTTGGTCTGAAAAGGAGATTGCTGCTATGAGTATTGCAGAATTTGATAAATACGAAAGTGAAATATCAGATGCAATGCAAAATGGCAGAATCGTAAAATAACTATTATAACTTAAAGGAATTATATCATGGCTCAATTTTTTGAACCCTCAACTGATACTAATGCTAACTTTGCAAACTCCGTAAGTGGACAAACTAATAGTTTCTTCCTACCTTCCATATACTCTAAGAAAGTTCTTAACTTTTTCAGAAAGGCAAGTGTAGTTGAAGCTATTACTAACACCGACTATGCCGGTGAGATATCTGCTTTTGGAGACTCTGTAAAAATCATTGGTGAACCAGTAATCTCTGTATCTGACTATACAAGAGGTTCTGACACAACTGCAACTAAACTAACTGATGCTGAAACAACTCTTGTTGTTGATAGTGCTAAAGCTTTCAAATTCATCGTAGATGATATTGAAACTAAAATGTCACATGTCAACTTCAAAGAAGTAGCTTCATCATCTGCTGCGTATGCTCTTAAAGATGCTTATGACGCTGCTGTTCTAGCAACTATGTTTGCTGGATGTTCAGCTTCATCTCCTGACCACATTATTGGTTCAGACAGCTCAACTGCTGATGCAACTTTAGCACATGCTACTAACTCTGTAGACCTATTAGGTTCAGACGGAACTGGTGTAGATGCAATTGACCTTATGGCAAGATTTGCTAAACTATTAGACGAACAGAATGTACCTGAAGAAGGTAGATGGTTCGTAGCTCCTCCTTCATTCTATGAAGAATTAGCTAAAGCTGACTCCAAGTTAATGTCTGTTGACTTTAACGCTGGACAAGGTTCTATCAGAAATGGTTTAGTATCAAGTGGTAAACTAAGAGGATTTGATATGTACAAATCTAACAATGTTGCTGCTACATCTAATGCTACTGGTAAATGTATGGCTGGTCACATGTCATCAACTGCTACTGCTAATACTATTCTTTCAACTGAAGTGTTGAGAGACCCATCATCATTTGGTGATATAGTAAGAGGCTTACATGTCTATGGTGCGAAAGTACTTAGAGATGATGCTTTAGTAAGTGCATTTTATGTAATTGACTAATTGTCACTCGGGGGAGGCTTCGGTCTCCTCCACTTTTTAGGAAGAATATGAAAGGCGTAAAACATTATAAAAGAGACGGTACTGAACATAAAGGTGGTACTCACAAAATGCCTAACGGAGCTTTACATTCTGGCAAAACACACGGTAAGACCAGTGTAAAACTTTTTCATTTCAAAGATTTAAGTAAAAAAGCAAAATTAAAAGCTAAAGGTAACAAGTAATGGCTACAACATATTTAGATTTAACAAACGAAGTTCTTAGAGAACTAAACGAAATACCTCTAACTTCTGCAAACTTTGCAACTGCAATAGGTTTTCAAAAGTTTGTAAAGGATGCTATTAATAAATCTATATTTGATGTGGCAAACGAAGAACCACAACTACCATTTTTTAGTGCAGGATTAAGTGGAGAGACTGACCCTTTCTATGGTAATGTTACAGTTCCTTCAGTTGCTGGACAAAGATGGTATACATTAAAGTCTGATAGTTCTAGTATAACTACAGACTATGCATCAATAGATTGGGATGATTTCTACATTACTACTATAAATGTAAGTGGAGAAACAACTCCATTTGTTTCCAAAGGTTTAAAGTTTCTTACTTTAGCAGATTGGAAAAGATATTATAGAGATAGTGAAAATGCAGATGATGCAGATACACAGGCTTATGGTGAGCCTAGATTCGTAATTAAATCACCAGACAATAGGAAGTTTGGATTAAGTCCTCTTCCTGACAAAGTTTATAACGTACACTTCTATGCTTTTGTAAAGCCAACAGCTTTATCAGCACATGGAGATACAATAGTTTTACCAGAACAATATAGTAATGTCATAACAGCAAGAACAAGATATTATATTTGGCAGTTTAAAGAAAGCCCACAACAAGCAGCTTTTGCATTGGATGATTATAAGAAAGCAATGAGAACTATGAAATCTAATCTTATGAATCCAGCTCCAAAATATATGACAGACGATAGAACTTACTTCTAATGGCAACTAGTCAACCTTATACAGTCGCAGTCAACGGAGGTTTAGTAAGTTCATCTAACGTAATAGATTTACTTAAGACTCCCGGAGTTGCAAAAGACTTAAGAAACTTTGAAGTTTCTACAGAAGGTGGCTATAGAAGAATTAATGGGTATCAAAAGTTTGGTACTACAAATGCTACACAGCCTACAGGTGGTGTAACAAATATATTAGGTACGTTTCCATATGCAGATGGTGTTATAGTAACTGCTGGAACTGCAATATATTTTAGTAACGATGGAGCTACTTGGATAAACATAGGTAGAAGTTCTGTAGCTAGTAGTGGAGATAATTACACAGCCTTTACAGGAAGAAGTACTCTTACTAGAACTGGACAAGGGCAGTGTCAATTTACATTATTTGATGGTCCTACTTATGACTATGGTCAAGTTATTATATCTGATGGAGCTAATAAGCCTTACATCTTTAGAATGGAAGGTACAGGAGCATTAACATCTAGAACATTTTTTACAGAAGAAATAACTGTAACAGGAACTAAAAGTGTTAAATATATTACAACTCATGATAAGCATTTAATAGCTGGTGGAGTTGAAGATAATTTAAGTACAGTATTTTATAGTTCTACATTAGACCCTACAAGTTTTAGTGGTACTGGTTCAGGCTCAATAGTCTTAGAAGACCAGATAGAAGGAATCAGAGGATTCCGTAATGAGTTATTTATATTTTGTACTAACAGTATATTTAAATTAATAAATATAAATGATTCAAGTAATATAGCTATTGTACCTGTAACAAAGAACGTAGGTTGTTTAAGTGGTTATAGTATTCAAGAGATTGGTGGTGACTTAATATTTTTAGCACCAGATGGATTAAGAACAGTTGCTGGTACAGCGAGAATTGGTGACGTTGAGTTAGGTACAGTTAGTAAAGCTATACAACCTTTAGTAACTGAACTAGCAGAAAATATAAATACATTTGTAATAGATAGTGTTGTATTAAGAGAAAAATCACAATACAGATTATTCTACACAGATACAAGTTTAGAACAAACACAACAAAAAGGAATTATAGGAACACTAAGACCTGATGGGTTTCAGTGGTCAGAAACAAGAAGTTTAGAAGTTACTGCTATTGGTTCAGGATTTGATAGTAATAATGTAGAACAATATTATCATGGTGATACAAACGGATATGTTTATCAACACGATACCGGCAATAACTTTGATGGTGCTAACATACTAGCAAGATATGAAACACCTAACTATGACTATGGTGATTTAGGAACTCTAAAAACTTTACACTATGTTAGAGTTTCAGCAAGTGCAGAAGGTATTGTTGAACCTGATGTACAAGTTAGATTTGATTATGGTAATACAGATATACCACAACCTTCAGATTTATTTGATATAGGAGTAATTAATCCACCTTCAAAGTTTGGAGATGCTTTGTTTAATACAAACGTCTTCGGTGGTGGAGATAATCCTTTAATAAGAGTTCCGTTACAAGGAAGTGGGACAAGTAACAATTTTACAATTATAAGTGACGATACAAAAGCACCATATACAATTAATGGTTTTTATGTAGACTTTATACCTTCAGGCAGGAGATAAATAAATGGCAATAACAAAAGTAACAAATCAATTATTAGAAATAGGAATTTTAGCTGATACAACAAACTTTGCAAACAGTATACTTATTAGTAATGATGCAGGTACAGGTACTTTATCTACTGCTTCTAATAATACTGGATTAGGTTGGGAAGTATTTGATGATTTAACAGAGGGTGATAATTTAGTTGGTATTGGTTATCAAGCTCTTACAAAAAATACTACTGGTCGTAATAATACTGCTGTTGGTTATACAGCTTTAGCAGAAAATACTACTGGAACTGGAAATGTTGCAGTTGGTTTATCAACTTTAGATGTTAATACAACAGGAGATAATAATACAGGTATAGGAACAGGAGCTTTAGGTGCTAATACTACTGCGGATAACAATACAGCA